ATGCCTCTGCTTCTTAGGTAATCTTCCGCCTGATAAATGTTTTCCGCGTATCGTGTTGTCGCCTTGTCCAGTAATTCCTTCTGCGATGCGCTCTGCTTCACGTATGTTAACTCCTTCTTGTAGGCTTATGATTTGTAAACTATTACCTTGCACTCCGCAAGCAAAACAAAAGAATATATTATTATCTAAGTTTGCAGTTCCTGATTGATGTGTGTCAGAATGGAAGGGGCATTTAAGATTAACCTGTCCGTGAGTTTGTCGTAGCGTTGCTCCGTAATGCAAAAGGATTTCTCTAATGCTTGGTAGGTCATTATCATTTCTTCTCACCATACCCTGCCTCCTTTAAAAGATTAACTAAATCTTCTAGCCTTAAGACTACAACCCAATCCTTGATTTTCTCTTCACCCTGACCATTAAGTCTTAAACAAACTAAACCAAGTACGCCAGTCTTAGCACGTTCTTTTAGTTGTTTAATAGCACTAGATGGATTAAATCCAGTTCGTGCTTTGACTTCCCAATCTATACCAACACACCCAGTTATATCTGTACCACTACGCCCTGCTCCTGTGGATTCTGCATATGGGAATCCATTAACTGCTAAGTATTGAGCCAATACTTTTTGACTGCGGTATCCTCTATGCTTGCGCGACTGGCTCATTGTTCCAATCTGATTCCCTACATTCTTTGCATAAAATTACTTTAAAGTTCATACCTATTTTAACATAGGCATATTCAATGCACCCAGAACGTTGACATTTTCTTTTAAAAGCACCGTTAACTAACACTCTTATCTTTCCTAAGAATACGAATAGCCCAATCTAATCCTTGATTAAGACCGTCACCCCACTCATCAGTAGGATTAATCTTTGCTTCTTGAATCTTTGCAACAAAATCTTTTATCTCTGCGTTAACTTCAAGTAAAACAAGACGACGAATCTCCTGTGTCATATCATCTTCTTCTTCTCTAATCACACTTACTCCTTAAATTGTTCAACTGGCACTCGCCAGCCCTCAATGTATGAATCATACCATTCGTCAGTCATATAGTCAGTAGGTGCAATGTGTCCATATACCTCAACCTCAGAGTAATACTCAGTGTCTAATACCTTCGCTCCAAATATATAGTTGTTAATATCTTTCTTCCAGAAAGGGATAGAGGTCTGGGTTCGTATAGACCTAACCTCATAGTTAGCCCCAACATCAGCCAGTGATTTACGCTGAGGGTGCAGGCTATTAGGATACCAAGGAACATTCCAAGACTGATTATATTGTTTGGCTACTGCCCACTCACATACATTTGCTCTTACATTTGAAAGTAATTCGTGTTCTAGTTTTCCATCTGCCTTGCCTTGAGCGTAATTAGGTTTATCTGTAGAGCCAAACTTAGCAAGCCATCTCTCCGTCGCAAGCATTGTGCATATACGCACTTCCTCTTGGCTCAGTTTTACTATCACTAGCCACCATTCTCAGGTATATCACTCATAAACATAAATTCAGGATTAAAAGATAACCAGCAGTTTAAGTTAGCATTTGCGTCTGCTCTTCCATATCTATTCTTTACTGGAGCAACAGCCATAGAAGTACCAACGACTCCAAGAGTACAAATAAGAGCGGGAAGTTGGGCGACTTTACCCTGAAGAGCCGAGCGAGGTTGACAAGGAGTACCAAGTACAGCCTCAGAAGTATGGTGCAGAATAATGATAGCAGCGTTAGTAGCACGAGCAAGGTATTTTAACTCCTTCATAATAGCCCTCATAGATGCGAACTCTTCGCCTCCGTCTGTTGCAATATCCATAAGGTTATCCACAAAGATTGCTACAGGTGGGCAACCCCATAGTTCTTCAAAGGCTTGGACTTCTTCATCTATATCTTGCAATGTAGGACTAGATTCAAATGACCAAACAATATGAGCACCCTTTGCTAACACAGCACGAGTCCAACCTTGGTCAGTATTCATCAACTCTTCTACATCAGTTTGATTCTTACCTGAAATCATTGAGGCTAATCGCATAGCCATAGTGTGAGCATTAGTGTCAGCAGATATGTATAGACTAGGCACCTTCATATTTAATGCCAAGGCTAAAGCAAGAGTTGACTTACCTACACCTGGAGTTCCAGCAAGCATAGATACTTCTGCTCTGCGAAATATAATCTTGTTGCTTTCAAATGTTTTAAATACAGAAGGTAATGGTTCTCCACCAATATCTTTTCTGCCTACGCTACGTACAAGTGTTCTCACTTTTGCCTTTTCTGAAATTAATTGGATATTCTGGATATAGTTTTTTAATACTATTACTCATTTGTCTTGTTGACCAGTTATGTAAACCACATACAAATTTAAAATATAGTTTCATTACATACCCAATAACATCATAATAAAAGCAAGTACTTGTTGTATTTCTAAGTAAAATAACATTAACATTTCAATCATTTAAAACCCCTGTCTTAAGTTGGAAGAGGGATAACTAATCCCCTTATGAAAATTACCCCTCTACCAATTCCTATTGTAGTTCTTGTTGAATTAGTTTGCTGGTTTGCACTGCTCTGGTCCCTGTGGTAGCGGGCAAGACCAAAATGCGTAAGGCTTTCCCGTTGTCTTGCTCACTCCACTGCGATGTGTTCGCGGTCCGTGTATACAAGTCGGGGTTGAGAGACCTCCCATAGCGGATGGAGCCGATTGCTGGGCGGTTGTTGAGGTAGGAGGTTGCGCTGTGCCTACTGTTGAACCAGTGGTCCCCAAAGGGGCTGCAGTGTAAGCACCTTGAATTAACTTTCCAGTTGCTGCAATCTGTGTAGAGTAATCACTCACACCTTCAAGCAACACTGATAGTTCTTCAGAAGTATTTGCACGTATATTAATTAAGTCTCCAGATGGAGTTTTATAAGAGACTTGTAGTTTCCAGTCTTCGTTTGCCATTTATTTATCCTTCGTGAATTGGCAGTGTTCTGTAAGTCCACAGTAACTGCACGATTGTAGGTTCGGTAGAAATATACCAGCCTTGCGTGCCTTATCAAAGCCTGACACAAAATATTCTAGTGTGTCTAATGTATATCTACTAAGGTCAATCATTTCCCCTGTCCCTGACTCACGAGACATCCAGTAATTGCCTAGATTGACTTTAACGCCAAGCATCTCTTCTACACCGACTTTATAAAAGCCTAGTTGTAAATCAGATATTGGCTTACGAGAGGATGTTTTCAAGTCGACAATCACAAGTTGTCCGTTAACTTCAAATATCCTATCAATGAACATCTTTACTGGAACATCAGCAATGATTGGATTTAATTCCAACTCAATAGCCCGAACACCTTGAGGGGTAGTCCAGATTTTCCAGTCTTTATTATTCTTGCGCCAAGAGATGTAGTTGTCTACCCACTTGGAACCCTGTGTATTCCACCAAACGGCATCTTCTTTATTTGGATTCGCAATCGTTGAACGACCAGCAACACGAGCAATTGAGAAATCTAATCCTTCAGTTTCTTTAGCCCAAGCCTTTTCCCACAGTTCATTCATTATCTAGGTCATACAATTCTGTTGCATAGTGAAAGGCTCTGCCACCAGCAGACCATACAGATGGTTCTTCTTCTAACTTCAGTAATCTTCCTAAGTAATACTGATAACCACAAGTCAGATAAGTTGTAAATGCTGAATAAGATATATGTGCAGGTAATTCATATCCATCAAGTTTAAGCATAGTTTCTCCTGTCTATTGAATTAGATAACCCTCCTGCGGAGGACAGGAGAGTACTCAACACAAGAGAGTTATCTAAATTTATATTTAGTTGTATATATGTTGCCCTGTCGGGCAACTAGATTTAGGAAAGCCCCCCCACCCCCCATAAAAAAATTATGGTTGGTAGAGAAGACATAACCCTGTCGGTGTAACCGTCATTGAGGTTTCGCCCCCACCATTGCTGGTAGATGTATCTTAACACACAACACTGACACAGAAGGTAGGCAGACACGCTAATTAAAAACGTGATAATGAACGACAAAAGACCCCCTTCCCAGTATCTCTACTAGGTCGGGGGTTATTTGTGTCTCTAAGGGGCGTTGTAGGCCCTATTAGGGG